GGAATAAATAAAGAAATTAAACAACTAGCTAAAGAATTAAAGAAACGAGAAACTACAATTACCGAAGGCGAAAAGACTATTAAGGGGCCTTTTACTTATGAAACAGTACAGGACTTAGTAAGCAGGTATGGGAGAGGTAATGGTTTATTCTTTAGAAGAAAATCTAACGGGGAGCTATACGGTGTCGGAAGTATCTTTTTAGCTTCTGACGAACCTGATTTTGCAGTAGTAGATGCTGATGGATATGAAGATTATATGGATTACAGCGATATCGATTACGTTGTTATTGAAGATATAAAAGAATCGACAATCGCCGAAGCTAAAAAAATGACCCTAGGAAACTATTTAGACGATTTAGATAGTAGATTTGTAGATTTTATGAGAGCAGCAGACGGAAAAAATGCTAAAGGTAGTCAAGGAATTGATATGTTAGCTACTATAAACCACAACTTCAACCTATTTAGAAACTATATTTCCTCTATAAAGAAAGAATACAGCAGTGAATTGAATAAAGAATTAACTTTCTCAATTGACGAAGCCAAAGAAGAGGATAAAATAGATATCGTAACAATGGATGTTCCATTATTCATCCGTGCTTTAGAATATGCTAAAGAAGATGCTCAAGAGGATATGGATTTACACGACTTTGCAGAAAAAGCAATAGCAGGAACTCTTGAAAAAGGAACTTTAACCATGGAAGACTATGATATGTTAACCGGAAACGTAGAACCGGTAGATGAATACAAAACAGACTACCAAAGACGTAGAGAAAAAGAAGGAGACTACCAACAACCTAAGAAAGATAGACCGGCTCCTAAAGCTAAAGCTCCTAAAAACGATTATTTCGCTAAAAGAAAAGCAGAAATGGGAGACGAAGCAAAGATAGACGCTCTGCAGAGATTTAAACGAGGAGAAATAGATACTCTACCGGAAGATCCTAGAGAAGATATGATAAACAGGATGATGAGAGAGGTAAAAAATAAAAAAAGCGGACTCTGGGCAAATATTAACGCTAAACAAGCACGTGGAGAGAAGCCATCTCATGGAAATTCTAAAGCATTTAAAGATGCAGTTAAAGCAGGGGAGAAATTGCACAAAACCAAAAAATAATACTCATAGAGAATATAATGAATAAAACACAACTAAAAGAACTGATCAAGAAGTCCCACATGAAAGAAGGAGCTACAGTTCCTTGGCTTAATCAAGATAAGAATACCTCAGAAGCTACATTAGACGCTCTCGAATCTAAACTAAAATCCCATAACTGGTTCCACTACCAGTCAGACGGCAGGGTCTATGATGAAGGAATGGCACAGAAAAAAGAGATTCAAGATATGTTAAAGGCTCTAGAGGGTAAAGGCCTTGGAGATGATGCTAAAGAACTATACAACAAATATGCTCCCTACGAAGATGGAGGTGTTAACTTAAGGTTAAAAGAAGAAAATATTGGGTTAGCTGAATATAAAGATGAGGATGTAGTAAAATACAAAGGTGAAGACCATGTAATTACTAGAAGAGATGGTGATAGAATATACCTTAGAAGAAAAGAAGATGCTGTTGTATTAGGTAAAATGCCTGAATTTTGGGTTAAATCTCAAGACATTAATGAAGAAGACATGGGATTAGAAGAGGATGAAGATTTGACTCTAACTTTTAAAGATGAGAATGAATTCGAGAGAGCAAAAGAGCATTTTGAATCTACTTCAGAGTTCTACCCAGAATACATAAACGATGAATTCAAAAGCTTTCACTTTAAAGTACAGGACCAAGCAGATGCTGATAGTACGGAGTACTACTTAACTCAAGAACTAGAAGGAACAACTGATCTAGACGGGTACTTCTTCGCTCTAGAACCCTCTATGATGAACGAAAAGAAAAAAACATTCCCAGACATGACCGGAGACGATAAAGTGACTAGAGCTGACATTTTAAAAGCACGTGGTGTTAATTTAAAAGAAGAGGAGACTGCTCTTAAAATAGGTAGTACACTTACTAAGAATGGAAAAACCGGCAAAGTAGTTAAGGTAATGGATGATATGGTTAATGTCGATTTCGGCAACGGAGATGTTTACGGCATCGTAAAAAGTAGAATCAAAGGTACAACTATTAGCGAAGATCTAGATGTAGGACACGAAGACAACGAACCACACATGTTAAAAGCCGATTTATATAGAATTGGAAAATATGCAATGGAATTATACCAGATGGTAGATGAGTTTGAAGGTAAAGGTGAAGTTGATTTTCCACACTGGTGGCAATCAAAAATCATCAATGCTAAATCTAATCTAGTAGGTGCTAAACATTACCTAGATTTTGAAATTAAAGAACCAGCTATCGATGCCACGGTAGGTTCCTTAGGGGAAGTAAAGCACGATACATCTAAAGATACAGAAGAAGTAAAGTCCCTGATGAAAACGGCGGATGATACTGCAAAGACCCCTGAAGAAAGAGACGAAGCTAGAGAAAAAGCACATAATCTGCGCCGAAACCTTAAAGAAGTAAAAAACTCTGTATTATCTAAACTGCTTGGTACTAAAGCCTAAACTTTAACTAGGAAGAGTTGCTTAGGAACTAAAAAGTTCTTATCTTTAGGTTATAATAATATGGCATACAAGATAGTAACTAAGACAGAAGAAGATTTAAAAAACGTACTAAGTAGCATTAATACTTGGTTCGGTAGCACTCAAGATTTTAAAGTAGACTTTACTCAAGAGGATAGGAAATTCTTCAACCCTGTAAGTAAGTCGATTGAGAATAAAAGCATTGAGGTACTAGAAGTTAGAGAGTATGCAAGTGGGAAAGAAGCTAAAGTTAAATTTATACCCTTACTGACCTCTACTGAAATGAAAGTAGAAATAAATGGAGAAGGTGAATTTCTACTTAAAACTAGACTAAGTAACCAGATGAAAGGTAGAGGTGTTTTAAAATCATATAACAAAGATACATTAAAACCTGCTAGTACCGCCACAAGTACCTTTACCCTTAAAACAAATTAAAACATTGTCAGAAACTAAACTAAAAAAAGACTTCGCTCAAAAAGACGTACAGAGGCTGAGGAACCTAGTACAGGGTAAATACGGGGATAAGACTTCGATAGCTTCCGGATATACCAAAGAACAGGTAGATCGAGTAGAAGGAGAAGTATGGGAAGAGGATGAGAGAACCTGGACTATAAAGAACGGAATAAAACAAACCGTATCTAAGTTACAAAAAGCAAGAGAGATACATAAGACACCCTTATTCTGCCCGGAATGCAGTACTATAATGAATCACCGGTACGATAAAGAGTTTTATAATATACATACCAGGTGCTTTAACTGTCAAGTTTCTTTTGAAACAAACCTAAAAGCTACCGGACAATGGGAAGAATATCAAAAAGAAATACATAATTCTGAAATAGATAATACTATACAGAACTATGAGATCTGGGTAGACGACCTAATAAACGGAACTAATGAAGGATTTGTATCAGAAACAGGGGAAGTAGAAAGCTGGTCGAAAGGAAATACAAAAAACATCGTTAAGCAAAAAGAAGAAGCTATAGAATATTTGAATAGCTTACGGAAATAGATCTATTTATAACTATGAATAAGAATCTACTTAGGAGTATTATAAGAGACGTAGCTGGACAGAGGTTGAAGCCTACACAGTACAATAAGTACGCAAATATAGAGTTGCTTCAAACACATTCGCAGTTAATTCCAATCCTAACCGATCTAATGACTCCGGACTTCCACTACTTTATTGAAGATATACAGTGGATTGCACCGACACCAAAAACTTATAAAGTTGTTCTAAAAAATAATCAATTCTTCTACCTACAAGACTTAGAAAGATCTTGGGTAGCGGAAGTAGCAGGTAAGAGACACTATCTCCTTTCACTGGGAGAAGAGACAATGGCCTCTAATGGTATAGCAAGACTTCTAAAAATCACAGCCGCTAGTATGCCTGCTGATGAAAACATGGACGCGGATTTAACCGACGTTACCGCAACAGGCAGTAGTGGAGGCGGAGCAGAAGCAACACCGGCAGAACCGGAAATACCAACAGGAGAAGAACTACCTGACGAATTAACACCAGCATAATGGATATACTAGATACATTTTTTAAAAAATATGCTTATAGGTTTGATAAAGGATATCCGGATATGGACAATAAGGAAGATGTTCTACTATTAGAGTCCCTGTTAAGTGAAGTACTAGGAAGCAACTTTAAAATAGACGAAAATCAACTATCCCTATTTCCAGACAACGAAGTCAAGCAGATAAAACAAGATACAGGCATCGACATAGGGGAAGTTGATACAGACGCTGAGTTAACAGATCTACTAGACAGATTAAAACAAAACAAATATTCACCAAGTCAGATAAAATCGATTATAAATAAACTAGACGTATTTAATAACGAAGAAGAGCTAAGCCAGATATTAACCGCAGCACAGGTAACAGATGCTAGTATCGGGGTAAACGCCATTAACGACATTATTAGCACCTACTTAGCATCTACTCAAGATTTAGATAAATTTATTGAAAATCATAAAAAGAACCCCCTCACATACTCGGACCTACCCGCCACCGGCAACTTGATAGCAGTAATAAACCGACACACTGGTATCGATATCCAAACTATTGAAAATATCATTAACATAAAAGGACAAGAGGATGGAAGAGGAGTAGGCAAAGGGGAAGCAGCCTTAGCACTATTCTTTAACGACGTACTAAAATCAACCGGAGATGGTGATAATATAGTCAACGGTAAGCCGTTAGAAGTAAAAGGAACAGGAGGAAGGCTAGGCAAAAGAGGGCGAGAGGCCTCAAGAAACACCTCCCTCCTACAGAAAGTAGACAACACTGTAAACATTACAAACACTAACCGATTCGATATCTTTATACCACAACTACTTCAGGACAATATACCGCCCCGAGAAGTATATAACAGCCTAAAGGCCTTTGTGAAAGAATATTACCCAAGCGCTAACCCTGTAGAGAATTTCCTTAATATTGAAGATCTAGGAGATCAAACAGAGGTAAGAAAAGCAATGCAGAAAATATATGCCAGCAACTACCTTAATAGCTTAGAGTACGATCAAGTAATATTTATTAACACTATAAAACAGCCAGGTACTTATTATAAGTTTGATAGTAGAGACGCCCTCTATACCTTTATCGACCAAAACACCACAGTATTTTCAAGCCCTATTGGAGTAGTAGACCTAGACCCCCAAGTGTTTGTAAAGTAAGATAGGTATATATTTATAAAGGTAATGATAAACACCTTTAAGATAAATCTTAGCACTCTTATAATCCTAACCCTAGTAGTACTTCTAATACTGCAAAGACAGTGCGGACAGAAAGAAGACATCGGAGAAGTTACAGTAAAAACAGAAGTCAAATGGAATACTGTAACAATCGATAGCCCAGTATACATACCAAAGTGGAAAACTAAAATAGTATTTCAAACCGACACCCTCCCTGTAGATACCGCAGCAATACTAAAAGACTACTTCACCTCCTACGTTTACGAGGATACTGTACGTTTAGATAGTTTCGGATACCTAACAATACACGATACAATTTCTAAAAATAAGATAGCAAGCAGGAAGGTAAAGACTACTGTTAAAATACCTACAACCATCATCACTAATACCTTAACAGTAAATAAGACAAGATTCTATACCGGAATATCCCTATCAGGGAATACACAGACAATAAATCAAATAAACGGAGAACTCTTACTTAAGACTAAATCAGGAAATGTATACGGATTAGGAATAGGAGTTAATTCTCTATGGCAACCTATAATCTCCGCTAGTATGTATTGGGAATTAAAGATGAAAAAAATAAACCTAAAATCAAAGTTCTTATAATGAGTCAAGACTTAAAACAGATAATACGGCAGGAGTACGTAAAATGTGCCTCAGACCCTACCCACTTCATGCGGAAATACTGCTACATACAGCATCCGCAAAGAGGTAGAATTCTATTCCACCTATACCCTTTTCAAGAAACAACCCTTAGACATTTTCAAGAGAACGATTATTCTATAATCTTAAAATCTAGACAGCTAGGAATCTCAACATTAGCTGCAGGGTATTCTCTATGGTTAATGACTTTCCATAAAGACAAAAACGTTCTTACTCTTGCAACCACACAAGCAACAGCTAGAAACCTTGTATCGAAAGTACAGTTTATGTATGAAAACTTACCTTCCTGGTTGAAAGTAGGATCTTTAGAAAAGAATAAACTAAGCTTACGATTAACTAATGGATCAAAGATAACAGCTAAGTCATCCAACGCTGATGCTGCTAGATCTGAGGCAGTATCTTTACTTCTAATAGATGAGGCTGCCTTTATTGATAACATTGGAGAGACATGGGCATCTGCTCAACAAACACTAGCAACAGGTGGTGGAGCGATAGTACTCTCTACCCCTTACGGAACAGGAAACTGGTTCCATAAAACATGGATAGCTTCAGAGAACGGAGATAATGACTTCCTACCTATTAAACTACCCTGGTATGTACACCCTGAAAGAGATCAAACCTGGAGAGATGCACAAGATGCACAGTTAGGAGATCCTAGATTAGCCGCGCAGGAGTGTGACTGTGACTTTTCTACATCTGGAGACACTGTAATCTACGGAGAGTTAATAGAGTTCTATGAAACTACCTATAGAAAAGATCCAGAGGAAAGGAGAGGGGTAGATCGAAACTTATGGATATGGGAGCCGGTAGACTATAATAGGAATTATATGGTCATAGCCGACGTCGCTAGAGGGGACGGAAAGGATTTCTCTGCCTTCCATATTGTAGATATTGAAAATTGCAGTCAAGTAGGGGAGTACAAAGGACAACTACCCCCAAAAGAGTTCGCACATCTACTAGTAGGGATAGCAACAGAATACAATACTGCACTTCTAGTAGTAGAGAATGCCAACATAGGATGGTCTACAATTGAAACCATTATGGAAAGAGGGTATACGAACCTATACCACTCCCCTAAATCAGGAAACGTTACAGCAGAGAGTTATTTTGACCCTTACGGGTTAAATTCTAATATGACTCCTGGGTTTTCAACTAATACAAAAACAAGACCTCTTATAATAGCAAAACTACAAGAGTCTATTAACGATAAATCTGCAATTATACATTCAAAAAGGATGTTAGAAGAGCTAAAGGTATTTATCTGGAGAAATAATAGAGCAGAAGCACAGAGCGGCTACAACGATGACCTTATAATGGCATGGGCGATTGCGATGTATGTTAGAGAAACAGCCTTTAGGATGCAAAAAGGCAATGCAGATATAGTTAGAAGTGTTTGGGAGAACGTAACTACTACTAACACCAGTACGGACATGTTCTACACCCCTAATACCACCGGCAATATCAACCAGATAGACAACGGGAGAGGTGGGACAGAAGACATCTCTTGGATATATAAATAGAAATAAGTAGCTTTCCTCGATATTTATACTTATACTATGACTATACACAATGGCAGATACAAGCATACTAAGTAGACTCCAACGATTATTCTCCACAGATGTTATAATCAGGAACGTTGGAGGAGCTCAACTCAAAGTTGCAGACGTAAACCAGATACAAATGTCCGGCAAACTAGAGAACAACTCATTCCAGGACAAATACAATAGCATACATTCATCAGGATACACTTCTCTATACGGCGGTCAGACAGCGCAAAACTATCAATTTAAAAGGACTCAACTCTACTCAGAATATGATGCAATGGATACAGATGCTATTATAGCCTCTACTCTAGACATACTTTCTGAGGAATCCACCTTAAAGAATGACATGGGAGAAGTTTTACATATTAAATCTCCTGATGAAAACATTCAAAAAATACTTTACAACCTATTCTACGATGTATTAAACGTAGAATTTAACTTATCATGGTGGATTAGAAATGCATGTAAGTACGGAGACTTCTTCTTAAAACTAGAAATCTCAGAAAAATACGGAGTTTACAATGCAATACCTTTTACCGCCTACCATATAGAGAGACAAGACGGATACGATTTAGAGCACCCAATGTCTACTCGATTTCAATACCATGAGAACGGATTAACCGGACAAGCATCAGGCTACTACAGTGTACCCGGCATGAACGACCAACAGGCTATCTACTTTGATAACTATGAAATGGCTCACTTTCGACTTTTAACAGATATTAACTTCATTCCCTACGGAAGATCTTACCTAGAACCTGCTAGAAAACTATTCAAGCAGTATACTATGATGGAAGATGCAATGCTAATACATAGAATTGTAAGAGCCCCTGAAAAGAGAATATTTTATATGAACGTAGGGGGAATAGCTCCTACAGAAGTAGAAAACTTTATTCAAAAAGCAATTACTAAAATAAAAAAGACTCCTTATATTGATCCAGAAACCGGACAGTACAACTTAAAATATAATATGCAGAATCTTATGGAAGATTTCTACATTCCGATGAGAAACGGAGATACTACTACTAAAATAGATACATTAGGCGGATTGCAGTACGATGGAATTCAAGATGTAGAGTACTTACGCAACAAATTGTTCGCCGCTCTTAAGGTCCCTAAAGCATTTTTAGGATACGATGAGAACCTAACTGGAAAAGCTACTCTTGCTGCAGAAGATATTAGATTTGCAAGAACTGTTGAAAAGATACAGAGAATAATGATATCGGAGCTATATAAAATAGCTTTCGTACACCTGTACTCACAAGGATACACACAAGACGAGTTAACTAATTTTGAATTATCACTAACAACTCCTTCCATAATATACGATCAAGAGAAAGTAGCGCTATTGACAGAGAAAGTAGCCCTAGTAGCAGCAATGAAAGAGACTCAAATGTTCTCTTCTGACTGGATGTATGAAAATATCTTCCACATGTCAACAGAAGAGTACGAGGAGATGAGAAACCTTACTGCAGAAGACGCTAAGAGAACATTTAGAATGAGTCAGATAGAAGCCGAAGGAAACGATCCTCAACAAACAGGACAATCCTTTGGAACACCTCATGACATCGCAACAGCCTACGGAAAAGGTAGAGTCTATGACAGACCTGGGAATGTTCCAACAGGATATAACGAAGATGAACCGGTAATGGGAAGACCACAAGAAAGAGCAACTTTCCTAGGTACTCAAAATGACCCACTCGGTAAGGATAGATTAGGAAAAGATGTTATGAAAAACGACGACCAGCCTACTACAAGAAGAGCATCTGCTTTCGAAGGAGCCGGCAGAGAACTTGCGAAACACTCTAGAGTTATAGGAGGATTAGAAGAGAGAAAGGTTAAACTCTTTGAACAAGAGCAGATAAAAGGAGGCTTGCTAGACGAGTCTCAAATACGAGAAGAGATATAACATACTATTTATTACAAAGCACAAGCTAAAAAATGGATTCAAATAGTAGTAAGTTTAAAAAAGGGCACATTTCCTGGAATACCGGATTAACCAGACATTCTGATAGTAGGATGAAGTCCGGTAGTAAGTACGGACACATAAAACCACCATATATAAAAAATTGCCCAGATTGCAGTGAATTATTGGAATACTCCACTGTATATGTATTAGTAGAATCGATCGAGAAAAATAGAAAGTGCAATCTATGTGCTAATGCAGGGAAAGGCTGGCAAACCGCAAACTACCCATATAAACGCACCCCAGAAGTAAATAAAAAGTCTAGACTATCTGCTATCAACAGAATAACCACAGCAAAAGGGCAGATTATGCCGAACTACAACAAAGATTCAATATCAATAATCGAATCATACGGAAGTAAGCACGGGTATCATTTCCAACATGCAGAGAATGGTGGGGAAGTAAGAGTACTAGGTTACTTTTTAGATGCATACGATAGGGATAATAATGTAGTATTGGAGATAGATGAAGAATACCATTTTTT